GGATAGCATAGATAATTTAGATGAGGTACAAATTAATGCTTGGGTTTGTGGTAGTCAACTCTTAAGAGCTGTAATAAATCCATTTACTCCTTACAGATTACCTTATCATGCTTTTCCTTACGAAAGAAATCCATATAATTTTTTTGGTATTGGGGTAGCAGAAAACATGGATGATTCTCAACAGATTATGAATGGTCATGCTCGAATGGCTGTTGATAATTTAGCGATGGCTGGTTCTCTCGTCTTTGATGTCGATGAATCAGCTTTAGTTGGTGGGCAGTCTATGGAAATATATCCGGGTAAAATATTTAGGCGACAAGCTGGAATGCCGGGTCAAGCCATACATGGTGTCAAGTTTCCTAATACTGCTCCAGAGAATATGATGATGTTCGACAAGTTTAGACAACTTGCTGACGAACAAACCGGCATACCATCATATTCACATGGTCAAACTGGTGTACAAAGTATGACAAGGACTGCCTCTGGTATGTCTATGTTACTAGGTGCTGCTAGTTTAAATATAAAAACTGTTGTTAAAAATCTTGATGACTTTTTATTAAGACCATTAGGTGAGTCTTTCTTTCAATGGAACATGCAGTTCTTTGAAGGCTCTCTAGATGTGGAAGGTGATTTAGAAGTTAGAGCAACAGGTACTAATAGCTTGATGCAGAAAGAAGTTAGAAGTCAAAGACTTACTATGTTCTTACAAACTGCTCAAAGTCCAGCTATTGCACCTTTTGTTAAAATTTCTAAATTGGTTAGTGAACTTGCCTATAGCTTAGATTTAGACCCAGATGAAATTCTGAATGACCCTGAAGAAGCAGCTATGATGGCACAAATAATAGGAATGCAAAATGCTGGACAAAACGTTGGCTCGGAAGCTGAACTTACTGGTGAACAACAAGGACCTATGGGAAGCCTTGCTGGAACACCTGCACAACCTCAAGACCTTGGACCTACAGGGACTGGTGGTGGCAACATCGGAATCGGAAATGTACCGGTTGCAGGGGAAAGTGAGTTCTCTGGTACGAATAGAGCAGCTCCCCTTGCAAGTTAAGGAAGCTTTAACTAGAAAAGAAGAGGATAATTAAATGTTAGATTTATTAGATACAATATTAAAAATAGTAGGGGTAGTACCTTGGATAGTGTCAATCTGTTCAATGATTGCTGCTTTAACACCTACACCACATGATGATAATTTAGTAAGCAAAGCTTATAAAGTTATTGATTGGTTTGCCCTTAATATAGGCAGAGCAAAGGAGAAGTAAGATGAAAAAAGAAAAATTTCCAGATTTAACAGGTGATGGTAAAGTCACCCAAGCTGATATTTTAAAAGGCCGAGGAGTTTTTCAAGAGGGTGGTGATGTAGATATGCAAATGTCTACTTTAATGGAACCACAACAAGAAATGGTCTCTGATGAAGAAATGGAAGAAGACTATTTAGATTTTATTTTAGATGAAGCATTGACCGAAGAAGAGGAAGATATGCTTCAAAGTAGATTAGAACAAGATGAGCAACTAGCTTTATTATTTGATAAAGTTATAGATGTTGCTCAAGAATTTGCCGGAGCAGGACTCGTAGAGGGTCCGGGTAATGGCTTATCCGACAGCATACCCGCAAGGTTATCTGACGGAGAATTTGTTTTTACTGCTAAAGCTACTAAAGAAATAGGAGCTGATGAGTTAATGCGGATGATGAAAGATGCTGAAGCTCAAGCAGATAAAAGACAAAACTTAGTTTATGGGGGAGAAGTTTATGGGGGAGAAGTGTTAGAAGAAGGTGAAACTTTTGTAGTAGAACCAACTGAACCAGAACCTGTCAAACAAGAGATTCGTGTGCAACGAGAAACTTTAGGACCTCAAGCTTCACAGCAAGAGGAAGAAGAGTTGGTCGAAGAAATACGAACTCGTAAAATGATGACAGGTAAACCCTCACCTGTAAGCTAATCATAGGAGATAGGGCTACCTTACGTCATAAGCACCCTATCATTTAGATAAACCGAAAGGCGACCTTTTACAAGACAAGCCCTGCAAGTCGACATCGCAGCTACCTTGTTAAACGAAGCCCTGATTAGGATTAAAGAAAATGACTAAAAAAATTTTAGAAAAGGAAGAGCCAAATCCTTATAACGCAAAAAAAGATTGGCACGAAGTTGAAGATAAACCTTTTGTTTCATCAGATAGTCTTTATTTTGAAGAACCTTCTGAAAAAAATAAACTTTTTGATAGTGATGATATCAATGATATTAAAGCTGAAGGAAGTGTAAATGTAGAAGAACTGGAAGTCAAAGAGGATAAACCTTATAAACGACCAGACTACAAAAAAAGATATGATGATTTAAAAAAACATTATGATACTAAACTTAATGAATTTAAGTCTAGAGAACAAGAGTTAATAGAAGAGGCTACTAAAAATAGACAAAACTATAAAGCTCCTAAATCTGAAGAAGAACTTGAAGAATTTAAAAAACAATATCCTGATGTGTATGAAGTAGTAGAAACTGTTGCTCATTTACAAAGTGAGTCCAAGGCAAAAGTTCTAGAAGAACGTCTTGGTAAACTCCAAGCAAGAGAACAAGAGTTAATACGAAAAGATGCAGAAAAAAGGTTAAATGAAAGACACCCTGATTTTGAAGATATTAGAAACAGTGATGACTTTCACGATTGGGCAAAAGAGCAACCTGAGTCAATTCAATCATGGATTTACTCTAATGCTGATGATGCTGATTTAGCTTCTCGTGCTATTGATTTGTTTAAAAAAGATAAAGGCATGGATTTACCTAAAACGAAAAAGTCATCTTCTAGGGCTAAAACTAATGCTGCTGATATGATATCTACCAAAACAACAAGTGTAGAACCTAAGCAACAAAAAGTTTGGTCCGAAAGGGAGATTGCTGCTTTAAGTATGGCAGAATTTGATAAGTACGAAAAAGACATATCAGATGCTATGCAAGAAGGCAGAATCATTAGATAAATTATTAACTAACTTATAATAGGAGAAGTATTATGGCTCAATTTTTTGAACCAAGTCCCGATGCTAATGCTAACTTTGCTAACTCCGTAAGTGGACAGGGTAATAGTTTTTTCCTACCTTCAGTTTATTCTAAAAAGGTTTTAAACTTCTTTAGGAAAGCCTCGGTAGTAGAAGCTATTACAAACACCGACTATGCTGGTGAAATTTCTGCTTTCGGAGATTCAGTAAAGATTATCAAAGAACCAGTTATCTCTGTGTCTGATTACACAAGAGGTAGCGACACAAGTGCAACTAAATTAACAGACCAAGAACTAACTCTTGTTGTTGATAGTGCTAAAGCTTTCAAATTCATCGTAGATGATATTGAGACAAATATGTCACACGTCAACTTTAAAGAAGTAGCTTCTTCAAGTGCTGCGTATGCTCTTAAAGATTCATACGATGCTGCTGTTATTGCTAGTATGTTTTCTGGCTTATCTGCTAGTTCACCTGACCATATTATTGGTTCAGATAGTGCAACTGCAGATGCTACAATGTCTCATGCAACTAATTCAGTCGACCTATTAGGTTCAGACGGAACTGGTGTTGATGCTTTAGACTTAATGGCTAGAATGGCAAGATTACTTGATGACCAAAATGTTCCAGAAGAAGGAAGATGGTTCGTTGCTGGACCAGATTTCTATGAGCAACTAGGAAAATCAGGCTCTAAATTATTGTCAGTAGACTTTAATGCAGGTCAAGGTTCTATTAGAAATGGCTTAGTATCTAGTGGTAAACTAAGAGGATTCGATATGTACAAATCTAACAATATCGCTGACACATCAAATGCAAGTGGTAAAGTGTTAGCTGGACATATGAGTTCAACTGCAACTGCAAATACAATTCTTTCAACAGAAGTTATCAGAGACCCAAGTTCTTTTGGTGACATCGTGAGAGGTCTTCATGTCTATGGAGCAAAAGTTCTAAGACCTGAAGCACTTGTAGGTGCATTCTATGTTATCGACTAATGTATAACTCGGAGGGGTCTTCGGACCCTTCCATTTTTTAAATTAAAATAAACACAGGAGACAAAATGTATCATAAAAGAAAAAAAATGAAACATGGTGGTTCACATGATGGCAATGCAATGGCTAGACGTGAAGCTAAAATGGGTGGCGGAATGATGAGAGAAAAAATGGGTCACGGTGGTATGTACGGTGACGACATGATGAAAAGAAAGAAAAAAGGTATGGGTGGTCGTGCTATGTATAAATATGGTGGAGATGTTTCTGGAAAGGGAACTCAACCAGAATATGCATCAGGAGACATGCCTAAGGCTATGCCTAACTAATGAAAGTTAAAGCACCTAAAGGTTATCATTGGATGAAAGCTGGTAAATCTTTCAAGCTTATGAAACATACCGGTAAATTTGTACCTCATAAAGGAGCAAGTTTAATGGCTAACTTTGAAATACAAAAAAAACATAAAAAATAATGGCAACTACATATTTAGAAATTACTAACGAAGTATTACGAGAACTTAATGAAGTACCACTCACTTCATCAAATTTTGCAAATGCTAAAGGTTTACAAGCTTTTGTTAAAGATACAGTCAATAAAGCAATCTTTGACATTGCTAATGAAGAACCTCAGTTGCCTTTTTTTAGTGCTGGTTTAAGTGGAGCTACTGACCCTTTTTATGGGAATGTTACAGTAGCTACCACAGCTGGTACTAGATGGTACTTATTAAAAAGTGGTAGTTCTAGTATTACGACAGACTATGCCTCAATAGATTGGGATGATTTTTATCTAACAACTATTAATGTTTCAGGCGAAGCAGCACCTTTTGTTTCTCAAGGTTTAAAATTTTTAAATTTAGCGGATTGGAAAAGATACTATCGAGATAGTGAAAATTCTGATGATGCTAGTACACAGGCCTATGGAGAGCCTAAATATGTTATTAAATCTCCAGACAATAGAAAATTTGGACTAAGTCCTATACCTGATAAAGTTTACAATGTGCATTTTTATGCTTTTGAAAAACCAACAGCTTTATCAGCACATGGTGACACAGTAGTCCTACCCGAACAATATACAAATGTTATTACCTCTAGGGTTAGATATTATGTTTGGCAGTTTAAAGAGTCACCTCAACAAGCTGCTTTTGCTTTAGATGATTATCGTAGAGCAATGAAAAGTATGAAATCTAATTTATTAAACCCAACTCCTAGAACAATGACAGATGATAGAACATATTTTTAATTAATGGCACGTTCTCAACCTTATACAGTAGCATGTGATGGTGGTTTACTAACCTCCTCTAATGCTATTGATTTATTAAAAACTCCCGGAGTAGCAACTAAATTACAAAACTTTGAAGTCTCTATAGAAGGTGGTTATCGTAGAGTAAATGGCTATGCTAAATATAAAGTAGGCGATGTAACTGCTGCTCAACCAGCCGGAAGCACTGCTACTATTTTAGGAGTCTTTCCTTATGCTGATGGAGTTATTGCTTGTGTTAGTGATGATATTTATTTTACTAACGATGGAGCTACTTGGTTACAAATAAATCGAAGTTCAGTTTCAGGCAGTGGTGATAACTATTCAACCTTTACAGGTCGAAGTGTTTTAAATAGAACTAATCAAGGACAATGCACTTTTGCTTTAGCTGAAGGTGCAACTTTTGATTATGGTGAAGTTTTTATAGCTGATGGAGCTAATAAAATTTATAGCTTTCGTATGGAAGGCACAGGTAATCTAAATACTAGAACATTTTTTGCTGCTGAAATAACTGTTAGTGGCACTAATGGAGTTAAATTTATTACTATTCACGATAATCATTTAATAGCAGCAGGAGTAGTAGGTAATTTAAATACAGTTTTTCATAGTGAAGTAAATGACTATGATGACTTTGCAGCTGGTGGTAGTTTTACTTTATCTGACCAAGTTGTAGGTATTAAAGGTTTCCGAGAAGATTTAATTATATTTTGTGAAAATAGTATTCATAAACTTATTAATCTTCATAACTCTGATACAGTTAGGATAGACCCAATTACTGATAACGTAGGTTGTCTAAGTGGTTATAGTATTCAAGAGATTGGTGGTGATTTATTATTTTTAGCAGCTGATGGTTTTAGAACAGTTGCTGGTACTGCAAGAATTGGTGACGTTGAGTTAGGTACAGTCTCAAAACAAATTCAACCAGTTGTGAGTGAATTAGCCAGAAACATAGATGACTTTGTTATTAATAGTTTAGTTATTAGAGAAAAGTCACAGTATAGATTGTATTATACTAATGTAGTTTTAGCTAACTCAGCTCAAAAAGGCATAATAGGTACTCTAAGACCAAACGGTTTCCAATGGTCAGAACTATTAGGTTTAGAAGTTACTAGTATAAATTCTAATTTTGATAACAATGGTGTTGAAGTTTACTATCACGGTGATACTAATGGTTTTGTTTATACGCATGATGTTGGTTACACTTTTGATGGTACTAACATAAATGCTATTTATGAAACTCCAGACTATGACTATGGCGACTTTGGTACCCTAAAAACTTTGCATTACATTAAAATATCTATTACACCAGAAAGTAATATTCAACCAACACTTAGAGTTAGATATGACTATAGTAGTTCTGATATACCACAGCCAGACGATGTAGTTTTAGACTCAGTACCTGCTCCTGCACTTTTTGGTCAGTCAGTTTTTGGACAATCAATATTTGGAGCAGCAGAGCAACCACTAGTTAGAGAATCACTAGTAGGTAGCGGACACAGTAACAATTTTAGATTCTCAAGCAATGATGCAAATTCACCCTACATTATAAATGGTTTTTATGTAGATTATATACCTTCAGGCAGGAGATAAGACATGGCAGGATATACCCGACAAAGTACATTTACTGATGGCGATACCATCACCGCAGCATTATTTAATAATGAGTTTGACCATTTATTAGCAGTCTTTAGTAATGCAACTGGTCACAAACACGATGGCACAGCTAGTGAAGGTCCAGTTATAGGCCTAATAGGTGATGCTGGAGAAACAACCCCAAACAATAAAGTCTTAATAGATAGTGCTAATAATCACATTGAATTTTACATAGAAGTTAGCAGTAACCCTGTCCAACAACTCTACATAGCCGATGGAGCTATTCTACCAGTTACAGACAACGACATTGATTTAGGTTCAAGCTCTTTAGAGTTTAAAGATTTATTTATAGATGGCACAGCTAACATAGATAGTTTAGTAGCTGATACTGCCGATATTAATGGTGGCACATTAGATAATGTTACTATCGGTGCAACTACCGCAGCAGCTGGTACCTTTACCACAGTAACCACAACAAGCAATGTTATTGTCGGTGGTAACCTAACTGTGTCTGGTACTACAACGACAGTCAATAGTAACGAAGTTAATATTGGTGATAACATTATTGTCCTTAATTCAGATGAGACAGGAACACCATCACAGAATGGTGGGATTGAAATAGAACGAGGTACAAGCACTAACAAGACTCTAATATGGAATGAAACAACAGACAAATGGACAGTAGGTTCAGAAACTTTTGTTGCCGGTACAGTTGAAGCAGCTCTAACAGGTAACGTAACTGGTAATGTCACAGGTAATGTCACTGGTAATGTGACTGGTGATGTCACAGGAGACTTGACAGGAAACGTCACAGGCAATGTTACCGGTAATGTCACAGGAAACGTCACAGGAGACTTGACAGGCGATGTAACTGGTAACGTTACAGGCAATTTGACAGGCTCTGTTTTAACTGCAGCCCAAACAAATATCACAAGTCTTGGTACCCTATCAAGCTTAGCAGTCTCTGGTGATTTAACTGTAGATACTAATACGCTTTATGTAGACTCTACAAACAATAGAGTCGGTATCGG